CAATTCACAGTTCTTTCCCCTGTCGGCGAGGGTCGCCACTCTCGCCGACGGGTTCCCGCATCTGCCCCTGCGCATGGCGGCGGACGCGCAGACGCACACCACCCACCCCCGTGAGGCCCCGCGACCGCCATCGCGGGGCCTCTTGTTGCGCGCAAAAAAGCCCCGCCGGCCAGGGCGAGGAGAGAGAGAACCCAGCCGGCGGGGCGTGCACGTGTGCGGCAGTCTAGGTCTTGACGCCAAGGGACCGGGCCGCCTCGACGAGGTCGCTGTAGGCGTTGTCTGCGGTTTGCTCGACCAACGCCTTGGCGGCCTCCACTGTCTCGGCCACCACCTTGTGGAAGTCCTCCTTGCTCGGGAGGGAGCGATGGGCGTGCATCGACGCCATGAGCGTCCTCTGCACGGAGTGCGACAGCGCGCCCGTGGCGAGCAGCAACGCCTGGGTTGAGACGACCACCTCCGCCGTCGCTGCTTTGGCGGCTTCATTGTCCAGCGACATGTGTTTTTGGGTCATCTCCACAATCTCAGGTTGCACCTCCAGCGCGTCGGTGGAGGAGAAGTATGTCGCCCAAGGGCTGTCCAGGTATGGGGCGGCTCTGTCGGCCAGCACGAAGCCGACCATGATCGGCTGGTTTCGCCCGACGCCGATTATTTCCGCGCCGCGCTCCATCTCGCCCAAGGCTTTGTGCACAATAGCCAGCGCCTTCTCGCGGAAGGCGCTCATCTGCTCAGTCATCTTCGCCACGCTCCTCCCTGGGCGGTTCGGGATCGGTCTCCCGCTCCACCAAGGTGCTGCTTCCATCAATCGTCATCTGGTACCTGTGATCGGCCTTTTCCTTGACGTTCTTGACGGCGGTCTCAAGGGCGTACTGAAGGAATACGTCGTAAACGTCACGGTTGTTGCGAGCGCCCTTGTTCCCAAGGTCCGTCATCATGGCGGTGATTGCGGCAGCCAGAATCGACTCGACAGCCAGTTGGATGTGGCTGGAGATGCTGATGGCGATGTGCGAATCAGCCCTTTCCCTCAACGCCTCCGCCAGGTCGGGTTGGGTTTTGCTCGCCTCCTCAGCCCATGCGTCCTTTTCGACATTGTGGATAAAGATTGGGACCAGGCCTCCGTTTTCGTGATCCCTCGCCAGCACGCTCATGAGTGTTGGCGTAGGGCTCTTGAGCCCCTGGATCGCCTTGCTGCAGGCGGCGTACGACGCCATCTTGGCTATTTTCTCCTTGAAAGCGTCGTTGCCGAATCGTTCACCTGTCTCCATTGGGCGTCTCCTTGGAAGTGTCCGCCAGGCCGTGCTCAAACGCCTTGGCGACGGCGACCAGGCGGTCGTACGTCGAGTCGGCCATGCGGTCCAGGTCGTGCTGCATCGTGTCCTTCGCCCAACGGATGAGGTTCGCGTGGTCCTGCTTGCTGGGGACCGGACCACCCTTCAGGATTTCGCTGAGCGCCATCTTGTTTGCGGCGTGCAGGATGCACGTCGCCGCAATGTACGTCGCCTGCATCGCGATTTCGAAGGCGATCGCCGTGTCGCGGTGGTCGCTGGGATCGCCCTCTTCTGCGTCCGCAATGACGCTCATCGCGACTTTGGCCGCCTCTTCGTCGATGTCGTGGGCGAAGATGGTGGTGTACCCGGAGCCTCCGTCGTTGGAATCCCGGCCAGACACCAACATCGCCATGGTTGTGGGCTTCACCAGCCCTTTCTGCGCATCCTCCCTGCGAGAGGGGGACATGTTCGACATGCACTCGTACAGCAGGTTCTCGGCCTCGCCGATGAATTCGTACATGCCGGTCGTGTCACTCGTCATTGGAATCTCCTTCCTGGTTGGACAGGTCCACGTCGATCGTTCCATACGCGCCGTCGAGAAACGCCCTGTGCCTCTTGCTGGCGAGCAGCGCGATGATGGAGCCGGTGAGGTTCATGGAGTCTTTCAGCCGCTCGCAATACTCCTTGAGGCTTGGGACACCCTTGCCCGCCTTGACTTGGGAGACGCAGGCGACGGTGATGGAGTTCAAGATGGCGTTGGCCGCGAGCAGGGAGCCGTAGACGGCGCTCTCGCACGCAGGGCCCAATATTTTGAACTCCTCCTCGTCCATCTCCACGCTATCCATGGCGAGTCGGCGCACCTCCTTTTGGGCTTCGCCTGTCACGCTGGTCCCGAAGAGGTGTATCGCGTCGAGGTCGATGCCCTGCCTGTCGCGCCTTCCCAGGCCGATGGCGAAGACCAGCGGCTGCAGGTTGTCGTCATGGACCTGCTCGCAAAATGGATGCAGGACGCTGGAGGCCAGCCGCAGACAATCTCCCATCAGACGTTCGCCGTGCTCATCCATGGCTTCGCCCCCCTCCGAACGCGGCGTACTGCGCGCCCTTTTCGTGCTCCAGGCAGTGCTCGTAGACAATGTTGATGTATTGGGCGTTGAGTTTGCGCCTCTCCACCACCAGGTCGCCAAGTTTCTCGCTGAGAGATTCGTCGCGCGAAAGCAGGCGACGCATCCGCTGCGTATGCACACCGACAAGGGCGGCGAGGTCGCTGGTGGAATACCCGTTGATGTCGCCGAAACTTCCGCAGCGGGGACACCGCGGGTAGCCGCCCTTCGACCTCGCGACCTCCACGTTCTTGATGTAGCGCTCGTATTGTGCGCAGCAGTCAAGGCAAAAGGCTTTCGCACGCCTTGAGTTTTCGGACGAGATGAACGCTTGGGTTCCTGCGAACCGGAGCGTCCGCTTGAACTCACGCTGGCGCCCCTCCTTGGATTCCTCGCTACGGCAGTGCGGGCACATGTGGCGCTTCCCACCCCTGCGAACGCGACTGCTCAGGGCCCGAAGGTAGCCCTCTGTGAGGTTGTTGTGGCCGCCACAGCGCACACACTCCACCTCCCACATGGTGTACGCCTGGGTGGAGCCGTTCTGTCTGAGCAGTCGGTATGGACCGACCACCACACCCTCACCGATGCGGATGCTTTTGTGCATTGTGCACCTCCTTGTCTTGTTTTCAGTCTTCGCCGCCCTTTGGTATATCAGCGCCGCAATACGGCGCTTGGCCGCAGATGCTGGCGGCGCAGCGACGCGGCGGCGGTCTGGCGTTTCCTTGTCTTGCCTCATTGGTCTTGCCTTCGATAGATTTGGCCTCCGGCGGACAGGATCACGTCCGACAGTCGCACGGAGGGGAGCGTCCCTTCCATCGTCAGCGCATGTTGTCGGCTCACTGCGCACCAGTTCTTGAGCCGCTGGTGCCGTTCCCACGCTGCTCTCAGCGGGCCGGTCGCCTCGGTTGGGCGCAGGTCCTCCCGTATGCGCCTGCACCGATCCCCGACCGAGGTGTGGCTTCTGTACCCAAGCGCTTGGGCGATCTCGGGTTGAGAGGGCGGCACAGCGTCGCTGCGGAGGAGCCACAACACCACGTCGATGACGGCGCCCATGTGCTTGCTCGCCTTGCTGGAGGGGTCGAGCAGCACCTGCCGGATGTGGGGAAGCAGCGAGGGGCCGCCGCCAATGGCGAGGCAGGCCGCTTCCGTCATGATGTTGACGCGGTGTTTCCCGACGCCTGGCGGCGGGGTTGGATTGGCTTGGCCTTGGGCCGGCTGCTCATGCGCGGCGCGTCGCTGCAGTTTTTGTTCGAGGCATCGGATCACCTCGTGCAGGGCGATCTTGTTGACCTTGCACAGCCGCAGCAGGTACCAGAGGACGTCTCCGATCTCCGCGGCGAAGTCCTCGTTGTCTGTGACTGGGGGGAGGTGGCGGCGGAAGCGCTTCGCCGCAAGGTTGAGCATTTCGCCGACCTCGCCCGAGAGCCCCACGAGCAGGTACATGGTCTGCTCGGGCTCTTGGGTGGTGTGGTCGGCGTAGACGCCAAGGTGTTCGCCGAGCCGTTCGAGCGCGTCGGCGGCGTAGGATAATGTGTGCACGAAGCGCCTCCTTGGGATTGATTATATCACAGATGGGACGCCTGTCAAGCCTTGGCTGCTCTTGCAGAGGCTTGCAGTGATTCCAGCAGGGCCCGTCGCTCGGCGATGATCTCCGCTGTCGCCGGGTGCGACCGTCGCTGTTCTTCTGTCCAGATATGGGGTGTGGTCACGCCCAGGCGTTTCCGCAGGTCTCGGACCGTCACGTGGCGCCACGAGGCGAGCCGTCCACAGGCCCAGCACCGCTGCATCTTGCGTTGCAGTATGCGGGACGGTGGGTAGGGGTGGGTGAATCGCTGCCCGCAGACGAGGCATTGGAGGACCAGGCGGGCGCTTTGGCCGTGTGGCTGGATGTCGACGACGACGCAGGGGTCGAGGACCTCCCCAAGGTGCTGCTGCAAGGATTGCACGGCGAGCCTCTGGCAATGCTGCTTTTGCACTGTCTCCAGCCAGCACCGCTGGCAACAGGTGGTGACAAGGACGGTGCGAAGGCTCCGTGTGAGCACGGAGCCGCACTTGCGGCACCTCGCCTTGCAGACGGGGTTGCTCTTGGGCGGCTCTCGCCAGACCTCCAGAACCTCCCACCAGTCGTTGCGGTGGCCGACGTACTTGGACTTCACGGGAACTCTTTTCATCGGTGCACCTTATGCTGCGGCCTCTTCGCCCCACAGCGATGCCCGCTTGGCGTCGTCGAGCAGAACTTTCTCGAATGGGTCGGTCCAGGGGCGGATGCGCTCATTGCAATCGATAGTGTGGATGGGCACGTCGGGGTAGGTGGACTGCAGCGCCTCCGCCTGTTGTTCGTAGCCGACAACGACCGCTTCGATCACGACGCGCTCCGCGCGCCAGCCGTCGTCGCCCTGTACGGTGCGACCGTAGCCCCGGACCAGGGCTTGAGCCCGCGCTATGGTGCGGTTGAGGCCGAGTATCTGCAGGGCATGGCGGCGCCCAGGCCAGTAGGCGTGAATGCCCGCGGCGCAGCGCACCTCGGACGAATCGACGAACTCGCCGGCGACCAGAGCCGGGCGTCGCCAAGGCGTGCCCATATGAGGCGAGCACAACAAGAGTCGCCCTTGTTGCATGCGCATCACGAACTCCCGAACACCCCACAGCCCACCGTCGGAGGCGCGGGCCCCACGTTTGTAGCGTCGCTTCAGGTATTCAACCCAGACGTGCGCGCGCAGGGCGTCTTTCACACTGCATGCCCCAAACTCGAAGTCTCGCCCGCGCTTGCCGTCACGCGAGACAAAGTAGTACTTTGGCTTGCCGCCAAAGCAGTCGCGCTTGGCCATCATCACATGCCCCCTGCGGTAGCGTCGCAGCGTGCGGGGTGGAGGGGGGGGCACCGCTCGCGCCGCCTCGCGCATGTGGTGTATGCCCATGCGTCGCGCTGTGAGCGCCGAGGCTTTGTCGATCTCGTGCCGCCGAACGCCGAAGCCGCATAACGTGAACACCCGGTGCTCCAGCGGCAGGGTCTCGGCGGCGAGCCGCCACAGGTCTAGTTGTGTTGGTGGCACTGCATGGTAGTAGAAGGCCGGCGTATCCCCCAGATACTCACGCAGCGCCTCGTATGAGGCAAAGTATGGCTGTCTGGACATATCGCACCTCCCTTGTCTGCGAAAGGCCCACGCGGCGTCTCCGCCGGGCGGGCCGGCCTGCCCCAAAGGTCAGGCGGTGGCGGTCTCGACCGCCTCGGGCTCGTCGGCCTCCACAGCCTCCGGCTCATGCGGGGCCTCGGCCTCGTCCAGGTCGTCGAAGACCGACCGGGGCTCGATCGTCTCCGCGACTAGGTCTCCCAGTAGGCGCATTGGCCACCTCCAGTCTCTTGGGCCCTGCGGGCCCGTCCAAGCGTTCCAGCGCCGACCGTCGGCGCTGGTCAGTCGTCGGGTTCGTCGAAGACCAGCGGCGCCACCAGCGCCTCGTTCCCGGCCCTGCGCACCGCGTACCCCACGGGCCCGCGAGGGTCGCGAGCGCTGCGGCGGAACACCGCATTGTGCCGGCTCAAGATGGCGGCGATGCGGTCGGTCACCGCGTCCTCGTCCTCGTCCTCTTCGAGCCGACGGCGAAAGTCGCGCTCCGGGTGGTGGTCGTGGTAGTGGCACCGCCAATGCCGGCCCTCGTCGTCGGTCTCGTCGAGGACCAGGGCCGGCCCCCACATCGTGTGCTCATACACACCGCACCGATACTCATCGAGGCGGTGCAGCGTCCTTTCGAGGCCCCGCAGGGCCTCGCGTTCCTCTGCCGTCAGCCGTGGCAGCACAGCGGCGAGCGTCGCTGTGCGTTCGGCAAGCGGCTTACGCCGCCAAGGTACGGGAATGCGCAGCATGGTCACCTCCAGTCTCGCCGGCGACGGGCCGGCCTTGTGTTGTGCGAAAGGGCGCAGGCGCCTTTCGGCCCCAGCGCCCAGGGGGGGTCAGGCCGTGGTGGGTTCCGCCTCGGCCTCCGCCTCGTCCTCACTTTCCGCCTCGCTCTCGCCTTCCGCCTCGTCCTTACGAACAAACGCAGGAATGTAGTGTTCGTCCGGTGCGTCCTTGCTGGCCAAGACAACGCCCCACTGGTAGCCGTGGCCGTGGGCCAGCATGGCCAGGGGCCTGCCCGGACACTCGGCCTGCCCAACGGCCACGTCGAAGTTTTCGCAGCCCAGGGCCGCGCCCACCGTCGAGAGATACTCAGCCGCGGACCGTAGATGTTTTGGGTTGTGGATGCGTGGCCCCTCCCGCGACATGGCGTCCAGGCTGTGGGGCAAAAAGTCGAACCAGCCGTCGCGCATCGAAGGCAGCGCCGGATGCTGAGCCGGATAGCGGCACCCCAGCACTTCGAGGTGCTCACTGGCGCCGTCCCTCCAGACGACCGAGACTTTATCGTACCAGTCGACCATCCCATCTTCGGGCTCCGGGTGGTGGATGAGCACCACCCCACCCTTTACGCGGGTACTGAAGTCGGGCCAGGGCAGGATAATCCGCACCGGCTCATCAGCGCCCACCCTGCCGGCCTCGGTGTTGGGCGGGGCGTCGGGCTCGGGCCCGTAGACCCACCGCATCTGGACAGTGTCGGTGGTCGACACCAGCAGCGCGCCCTCGGGGCGCCGCTCGACCGCGAGCCATTGCCACCAGTCCGACATCCCGCCTTCGCAGTTTGGCGGGCGACGCACAGCCTTCAGGCCGCGCCGCATCGGCGCCAACACCCCCGGAATCGCGACGTAGCGCTGTCGCTGCCCGGGGGCATAGTCGATTATGTGCATGGTGCACCTCCTGTGTGGGCAGGGCCGGCCCCGCCCTTGTGCGAACGCTCGTCAGCCCGACCGTCGGGCCAACACCAAAAGCCCCCGCGGGGCCGCTAGGCCCCGGGGGGCGGGGGGGTTACACAATCTCGTCGACGAGGGCCAGCACGTCTGCGGCCACCACCTCGAAGGCCGGCCAGGTCCGCACAGCCGTCATCCGACGGCACGCCAGCATCAGCCGTCGCCAAGTCGCCACGTCAAACTCCGGCTCCCATGTCGACAGTCTGCGGCCCGCCTCCACCGAGACACAGCCCACCGCCACCATCGCGAGCAGAAGCCGTGCATCGTCATCAATGCCGGCAGCCACGGGCCGCAGTTCCAGCGGCCAGGCCCACGTGCGGACGACAGCCTGCGCCCCGTGGGGCTGGACGACGTACGCGCCGTCGTCTAGGCGCCGGAACCGCAGCGATACTTCGTAGCCCTCGCTGTGGAGACTGGCGCATTGCCCCCGACCGGGGCGAAGCGTTTGGGTCGCGCCGCAGTACTCCAGCCCTAGTTCCAGGCCGAGCCGCTGCGCGTAGGCGTCAGCGTCCGCCTCCGACCGCAACTCCGGGCAGATCGCCCACGTGCTTTGTGCCATTGGGCACCCCCTATTCGTGTGCGGGCCAACGCGGCCCGCGTTGTGCGACACGTAAAGTATAGCACGTCACCAACCGCTTGTCAAGTCGGCCTTGCGAGGCCAAAACCCCCAGCGCGGCCTTTCAGCCGCGCGGGGGCAGGGGGTGATGGTCACTTCGCCTCCGCCGCCTCGTCCGCCGTTGCGGCCTCCGCCCACGCCGTGTAGGCGTGGCGGTAGGCGTCGAGCGCCCGAGCCGCCGTCGCCACCACGGCGCGCACTCGACACGTTGGGTCTTCCCCCCACCACGTGTATGTATGGGACCACACCGTGCTAGACCCGTAGGGGCCTCGCACTTCGCCTAAGTAGCCCGGGCCCTCCCGAAGCCGCAATGGCGATAACGTCACCCTGTAGTCGTCATCTACGCTCGGCATCGCAACGTGTACGTATACATGCTCCGGTAGGGATTCAAGGTCCAATGGGCGACGGCCTTCGAGCATGAGGTACGCGATATATCGCATCGCGTCCCACGCCTCCGAGGCCGAAAAGCACGCCTCGCTCACCTCCCGGCAAAAGGCCCGCTCCGCATCTCTGCGATGGTCGAAGCGCTGGATGCGGTCAGGCCCCCCGGGCCGCTCCGAATACAGGGACCAGCCACCCTTCGTCAGAGCCTCCAGCCACACCATCCACTCAGTGTCTGGTGTGTAGACGATAATCCGGTTGCGCATTGTGCACCCCCTATGCTCTGGGCCCCGGGCCCCGGGCCACGGGCGCCCTCGCGTGCGAACGCGCGCTCGACCGTCGAGCGCGCCAAAAGCCCCCTCGGGGCCGGTAGGCCCCGGGGGGGCGGAGGTCAGGCCGTCACGTCGAGGGCCAGGCCCAACGCGGCCAGGCCAGCATCCAGGCAACCGTTGGCGAAGTGCCGGGCCGCGTCGTCAATCGCAGCGTCGTCCCACGCCTCCCACGCGTCTGGCCCAGCGGCCATTATCCTGTGGGCCACGGCCAGCGCAGCGTCGTCGCAGCCGTCGCCAGCCGCAGCCAGCGCCAGGGCCGCCGCCCGCAGCCGCGGCGTCTCAAGAACCTTGCGGCGCTGCGAAGCGTACCAGCGGGGGTGTTGACCGCAGGGTGGAATCCACACCCGCAGCCCCCAGCCGCCATCCTCATCGACGGCAAAGCAGACTCGCCACTTGCGAGACCACCAGCCGTCGACGTAGATGCGCGGAAGCCCGCCGTCAGGCTGAGCCCAGGCCCGCCCGCCGATGATGGCGGCGAGCCGCTGCGCGTTTTCCAAAGTCGTCATCGCAAAACCCCCTTGCTGTGGGCCATGCAGGGCCCGCTCGTGCGAACGCGCACTCGCCCGTCGAGCGCGCCAAAAGCCCCGCGGGGCCGGTAGGCCCCGCGGGGCGGAAAGTCAGTCAGCCGGCAGCCGCTCGCCGTAGCGGGGCTGCATCGCGTTGCAGAAGAACCCCTGTAGGACCTTGTAGTCCGCGAAGGTATAGCCCGGTGTAGCATGCTTCAACACAAGGTCGTGCCCCCGGCGGAAGTATTCCTCCGCCTCGGACTGCGATAGCACGCCGGCCCGGTAGGCGTCACCATCGGCCAGCGTCATCGCGTAACGGTACGCGTTGGGCGCTGCGACAATGCGCAGCGTCCCTTCGCGGTCTAAGTAGTACCCAAAGTCGAGCATTCGTGCACCCCCTATTCCTGCGGGCCCCGGCGCCAGCCGGCGCCCGATCGTGCGAACGCGCGCTCGACCGTCGAGCGCGAAGGCATCATAGCATAGAATATTCCGTAGGCAAGCGGCAACTGCGGAATCGGCGGCAAAATCTGCAAGACCCTTTATTCCGCCGGCCTGCGTTCCGCTGGTGCAGGTAGGGGCGTTGGCCGGCAGGCGGGGCCGGCAGGGACGGCGGGCCGGCGGGGCAGCGGCGGCGGGCCTGCCGGCGGGGCTGGCGGTCGCGGCGTCGCGGCTTGGGGCCGGCTGCCGGCGGGGCTGGCGGTCGCGGGCCGGGCAGGGCCGTGGAGGTCGAACCCACCCCCCGACACCCCCAGGCGAGGACGCGGCGGCGGCGGCGGCTTTACGACTAGCCAGCCCACGGCTTTCTATACTGTCGTCATGTCGAATAGCGTGAAGGATATGTCACGTGTTTGGTTGGAGGGTTTGTGTGTTTCGGTGCATGCGTTGGAGGAGATGGGTGGATATGATCGGAATCGTTCGTTGCGGACGTTTGGTGGGTTGTTGTCGTTGGAGGGTCGGAAGTGGTGCAGGGATCGTGGTTTGGGTGGTGTAGACGGTTTGGCGGAGTGGTTGCGTCTTCATGTTCGGGGTCGGGAGTTGAAGTTTTTTGATCGTGACAATGGGAAGATGGTGTTTCGGCTGTATGTTCCGGAGGGACTGGAGTTGCCGCGTGTGTTTTATTGGGGTGGCAGGTATTGGGTGTGGCGTATTGCGGACGAGTACGAGGAGTGTTTAGGTTTGGACATAGGTGGAGAGGAGTGACGGGTTGATGCTTGGCGGGTACTTGGGGAAGTTGGGGTTGGGACGTTGGGGTCGTCGTTGGGTTGGTGGTTGGGTGTTGGATTCGGTCTTTGCGTGTCGTCGTCGACACCGGTGCACGGTGTGTGGTAAGGTTGGTCGTTGGGGTGAGGGTTGGACGTGGGTACGGTCGTTGGACGGGGGAGTGTTGGCGAAGCAGTGCAGCGAGGCGTGTCGTCGTCGCTGGGAGCGGGAGTATTTGGGTTTGGGTGTGGATGTGGATGGTTGGCTGTTGGAGCAGGGTGAGCGGTCGTTTGGGTCGCTACTGAGGGACTGAGCGATGACGGTTGAGTACAACGGTGTAGGTCGGACGTTGGAGACGAGCCAGTATGGGTGGCATTTGGCGTTTTCGTCGATGGTGACGTCGACGTCTGGGTTGGCTGAGCCTGCGCCGTTGCCGTTGGGCGAAGGGGTGGTGACGGCGGGCACGGAGGTGGATGTGTTGCCGCAGAGCACGTCGAACGCGGCGTACGTGGATTTGCCGCCGAAGAGTCTGCTGTTGATGCTGCCTTTCGGGGAGGGTGTGGATGGTCAGGCGTTTGATTTGTGGGTGACGGGTTGGCGGGCGTTTCGCAAGACGGCGAACGATCATGGTGGGTATTGGGTGCCGGTGATTTTGGCGAAGTTGACGTGCACGTTGGGCAACGCGTTGGGTCCCTTTGTGTTCATGAACAACCTCACGAATGCACGCGGGTGCGACACGGTGACGTTGGTGGAGAGTCGTGTGCTTGATCCGCCGAGCGTGCAGGTGTTGGCTGCTGGGACGCCGGACAACACGCAGGCGACGGTGGCGATGGACACGATGGGGTACAGCGTGATTGGGTTCCACGTGATGAAGACGACGGCGAACGGGAACCTGCTCTGGAGCGTGCTGTAATGACGGTGGCGCCGATGCTTTTGGGCGGCGTGAGGGCGAAGTATGTTCCTGACCCTCACCGCGTGTCGTTGTCTCGCCGTCCTGATGACTACGTGACGGAGGTGTGGGGTGTGGTCTCGGAGTCTGGGGAGGTGTACTCGACGGCGACGGTTCGGTGGAGTTCTTTGCCGCCGAGTCGCGGGATTGACGACGACCACTATCGTCGGTTCTCCTTTTTGTGGGCGGCGCCCGCTGCGCGTGGGCAGGGGCATCCGAGCATGCTGCTTGGCGCTGTTGTGGGCGCGCATCCCGAGGTGGTGGAGTTTCACGCCCTCTCTGGGGGCAACGACGCGCTGCTGTCTGGGTTGGGGTTCACGCAGGTGTCGCGCGACGGCGCGACCTTTTGGGTCTACGCGCCGTGAGCGCCCCGTTGAGCACAACGTGGTTGATTCCTGGGCGTGGCGTCCATGTGGCGGGGCCTGACAAGGACTGGACTGCGCCTGGAAATATCTTGGCGTCCGACGACTTTCGGGCTTCGTCTTCGCTGTCGTCTCCGGTGGTCTCGATGGAGACGGACTCGACGGACTGGCTGTTGGCCGACTCATTTCCTGTCTCCTCGGACCCCAACGCTCCGCCGGATGAGGCCCGAATCGTGGGCATCGAGGCCCGAGCCGAGGGCCACCACACAGTGACGCTTGGGACTGGCTCGACGACCTTCGGCGGGTTTCAGTACATCAAGAGCGGCGTCGCCGAGGGGAGCGTCCGGGGATCGGGAATGGCGCTGGCGCAGACCACCGACGCGGTGCACACCGTCGGGGCGACGAACGACGCATGGGGGACGTCGCTGACGGGGCTGGATGTGAAGTCCGCGACCTCGGGCGTGGTGCTGTGGGTGGTCGCCGACGTGGATGGAAAGTCGGTCGACGACTACAACGTCAATGTCTTCATCGACCAGGTGCAGATTCGATACACGTGGGTGTTGCCCCCGAAGGGGGCGAGGAGGTCCTGGTGGACTCGGATCAGCCGCAGGGCGATTTGATCGAAGCCTTTGGGTCGAGCCTCAGAGACGCGAGGGACGAAGAGGCCGAACTTGCCCGCGGCGCGTTGGAGCGCCGAAGGTCGGCCCGCGCCTCCGGTGAGTACCTTCGTGAAAAGACCAAGGGAATGCTCGCGGACGCGGTCAAGGCTCTGCGTTCAATCCTGGACATCGCGCTGGACGAGACAGCCAAGCCTCGCGACCGTATCATGGCTGCGGAGAAGGTGTGGGACAGGCTGGTTGGCCGGAGGCCGATTTGGCAGGAAGAGACCGATGACCAGCGCAGCCCCGTGCTTGTCGCCCTCAACCAGACCTTCGGGCCAGACAAGATCAATCAACTCACACGAACCTCGTCTCTCCGAACTCCCGCAAGGGAGGCAGGGAACGGGTCAGTGGGGGAGGCATTGGAAGGACCCGTACACGGGGATTGTGATTCCGAAGTGGCCTGAAGAGAACAGGGAGTGGAGACGTCTACTCCTCGAAAAGGCCGAGTACGACAAGAAGTTCCAAATGGAGTTGTTGGCGGCGTGCGCAGCGTCGCCTTTCTTTTGGATCAACGCCTTCGTTTGGACCCACCACGTGCAGGAGCACTTCGGCGGAGGGCGCCGCAGGGCCCGCGTCGCCCTGCAGCCCTTCGTGACGTGGAAGTGTCAGGACAAGGCCCTGGCGACCATTCTCGACGCCTTCGAGCACGGCGGCGACGTCGCCATCGACAAGAGCCGCGACATGGGCGCCTCGTGGCTCTGCCTCGCCATCTTCGACTACATGTTCTTGTTCCGCAAGGACGCCGTCCTCATGCTCTTCTCACGCAAAGAGGAACTTGTCGACACAACAGGGCGCAAGAACCCCTTCGTCGCCACCGGCGACTCGGGCTCGCTCATGTGGAAACTCGACTACATCCACGAACACCTGCCCCTGTGGATGCGGCCAAACATCAGCCGGCAGTACCTCAAGATCGAGAACCACGACCTGCGCAGCACCATCGTCGGCGAGTCCACCAACAGTTCCGCCGGCGCCGGCAAACGCGCCTGGGCCATCCTGCTCGACGAGTTCGCCCGCGTCCCAAGGGGCCGGGACATCCTCTCCTCCACCGCCGACACAGCCCCAGTCCGCATCTTCAACTCCACCCCCTGGGGGCCAGGCACCGCCTTCACGCAGGTCGTCCAGAGCGGCAAAGCCAAGGTCGTCGTCCTCGGCTGGTGGGACCACCCCGAAAAAGGCAAAGGGCGACGACTCATCAGGACCGATGACGGCAAGGTCAAGTGGACCAGCCCGTGGTACGAGCGCGAATGCAGGGAGCGCAAGGACCCGCGAGAGATCGCGGAGAACCTCGACATCTCCCATGAGGGCTCCACCGGCCTCTGCTTCGATCCCGCCATCCTCCACCAGCACGAATCACGACACGTCAGGCCGCCAGACCTCGTCGGCGACATTGCCTGGCATCGCGACCCCTTCTCGAAGGCGGCGCAAGAGCAGTTCCGCCGCAAGCACAACGTCGTCTTCCGCGAGACCAAAGGCGGCCCGTTCCGCCTCTGGCTCGAACTCGACCCCATCGGCAGGCCGCCCCAAAATGACCTCTACGTCGTCTCCCTCGACCTCAGCACCGGCGTCGGCGCCAGCAACTCCGTCATGAGCGTCGCGTCATGGCGAGAAAAGCGCAAGGTGGCCGAGTTCGCCTCACCATCCCTCTCGCCAGCGCAAATGGCCTTCGTCGCCCGGGCCGCACTGTCGTTCTTCACCACCCCCGAGGGCGCCCCAGTCCTCATCTTTGAACGCAACGGCCCGGGCGCCGCCTTCTGGGCGCAAATGCGCGAAATCGGTTGGCCCAACGTCTACCGCGAACGCGACGAACGATCAAGGTCGAGAAAAAGAACAGGCGCCAAGTTGCCAGGGTGGCACAGCAGCAGAGAGTCAAAACTTTCCGCCATCTCCCGGTACGCCCAGGCCCTCGCCACCGACGACATCATCATTCACTGCATCGAGTCGCTGCACGAAGCCAGACAATACGTCTACTACGACGACGGCTCCTGCGGACCGGGATACATGCGGGACATCACCACAGGCGCTCGCGACACCCACGGCGACCGCGTCATCGCCGACATGTTGCTGGTCATTGGCCTTGCCGAGTTTGAAAACATCCGGCAACATAGAGCAATAGACCCGAGCAGGCTCGTCGATCGCAAGGCCCTGCGTAGAGTGCGAAGGAAGTGGAGAACGCCAGAAGACGCCCTGAGCGAATGGGGATATCTCGATGGCGAGCAGGATTAGAGCCAACAGACTGTACCAGGCCGTCGAGGCCGGGATGAAGAAGTTGGAGTCGTACCGGCGACATCGGGGCATGTTCATTCGCGAGTACACCGGGCGCTACTACGGCTCGACCCAAGGCTCCAACAAGGCCCGCTCGCAGCCCGTCAACCTGATCAACCAGGCCGTCAATGTCTACCTCAGCCACATCGCCATTCGGCATCCCAAAATCCTCGTCAGGCCAAAAACATCCTCCCTTCGGCTGCAAGCCGAACTCACACAGCAAGTCCTGCAGCGCCTCGTCGAAGAAATAGACCTCGTCAAAACCCTCCGCTACGCCCTGCTCGACTCCATGTTCGGCGTCGGCATCCTCCGAACAGGCCTTGAGCCCTCCTTCGTCGACCCTGAAGAGGTGTCCCGAGACGCCGACCCGGGAAGACCCTACGTTGAGAATGTCTCCGTTGACGACTTCGTCATCGACCCAGCAGCAAGACACATCGAGGAGGCGGCCTTCATCGGCCACCAGTACCGCGTGCCCAAGGAGACGCTGCTCCAGAGCGGCCTCTTCGACCCAGAGGACGTCGAGCGACTCGTCTCCTGGAAGGAGCGCGACAACAAGGCCGTCTACCGCGCCGATCGAGACGCACGCGCCGCGCCACAGTCCTACGACGTGGGCGAAGACCTCATGGAGTGGGTCTCTCTCATCGACGTCTGGCTGCCCACCGAAGGACTCATCGTCACACTGCCCGGCGGTCGACCCGTCAGCGCACTCAAGCCGCTGGAAGATCAGGAGTACGTGCAAAAAGGCTCGGACAAGTTCCTGCGAGAGACCGAATACTACGGACCTGAGGGTGGACCGTACGACCTTCTTGGCTACCAGTGGGCGCCCGATCAGGCCCTCCCCGTCGCGCCCGTCGGCATCTGGTACGACCTCCACCGCTCCGCCAACGTTCTGCACAAGAAACTGGAGGAACAGGCCGCCAGGCAAAAAGTCCTCGTCGCCTACGAGCCCGGCGCCGAGGTGGACATGGAGCGCATCGTCAACGCCCCAGACGGCTGGACCGTCCGCGTCGCCGACGTGGACCGAATCAAGGAGGTCAAGTTCGGCGCCGCCCCAGCCGAAAACTACAAGCACGTCATGTTCTGCTACGACCTCTTCAACCAACTGGCGGGCAACGTCAACCAGTTGGGCGGCATCGAGAGCGAATCCAACACCGCCTACCAGGCCGCCGTCCTGCAGGGCAACTCCCAAGTTCGCATCGACGACATGGAGTTCTTCTTCTACCGCATGGCCGACTCCGTCGTTGAGAAACTCGCCTTCTACGCGCTGACGGACCCCTTCTTCGACCAGACCGTCATCAAACGAGTCAACGGCGTGGACCTGCCCATCCGCATGACGCCGGATGTCATGGAGGCGGACTTCTTCGACTTCTCGTTCAAGGTCGAAATGCACAGCATGCGGCGCGTCAACACCGAGGAGCGCGCAAAGAAACTCATGGACTGGGCCGCCAACATCGTCATGCCGGCCATCAACCTCTCCGCCGCCACCAACGGCGCCTTCAACGCCGACGCCCTGATCAAGATGACCGCTCGCTACCTCGATCTGGAGGAGGTCGAGGAACTCTGGAGCGCCGATCTCAACTCGGTGATCTCGCTGGCCATGGCCCAGGCCCAGCAGCAGGTCAAGGCGCAGCCAGCCTTGGGGCCGCAAACGGCTGTGGGGCGAGAGGGCCTCGAAGCCTCCCGCAACGGAACTGTCGCCCCGGGACAATCACCTGTCAGCAGTTTTGAGCCCAACCGACCAGGAGGGGCCGGACAACGCGGTGGGTTCGAAACCGGATCAGGAGTAAGGTGACATGCCGTTGTACAGTTACCGAAGACCCGACGGAACAATCGTGGAGCGGAAGTTCCCGATGAACCCGGGCCCGCCCAGGACGATCGTCTGCGAAGACGGCGTGGAAGCCGTCCGCGACATGGTCGCCGACGCCAAGGCCTACTCCGGCGCCAAGGGCGACATCTGGCCCATCCACTCGGAGGTCTGCGGCATCGACCCCAGCCAGATCGCCGAGGCAAAGAAAAAGTTTCCGCACCACGAATACGACAGCCAGGGGAGAATGGTCTTCCGCTCCAGGAAACATATGGTAAGATGCCTACGAGACATTGGGTTCACCGACAGGCGCTCATACACCATGTAGGAGGTCGCCATGCCTGAAGACGCGAACGACCCCATCGAAGAAGCCATTGGCAAGATTGAAGAGGGCTTGCGTGACGAGTCGGCTCCGCAAGAGCCGGAGCCGGTCACTCCCGAAGACGTGTCGCCGCCCGAGGAAGAGGTGGACGAGCCCGACCCGGCGGACGCCGTCGACGAAGTCATCGAACTCGATGACGAAGGGGAGGAGGTCGTCGAGGAGATTGATCCCTCACTCAAGGTGCTGGCGGCCATCAACGACGTGGATTGGGAGGAGGTCGAGCGCCTGTGGCAAGTCGACCCAGCCCTCGCCCGCGCCAAGGCCAGAGGGGAACGCATTGGGGGGCAAGATCAACCAACGGAACACGAACCGCAACCTCAACCCGATGAAGTCCAGCAGCAGGCAAGTTCGCCGGCGGAGCCGTCGGATGAAGACCAGGTCATCGAAGGACTGGTCGAGGAACTTGCGAATCACCTGGACAGAGAAACGGCTGAGGCCCTCGCTGGCGCTCTCAAGAAGACGCTTGTCGACAAGTACATCAAGCCAACTGCGCAGCAGCAGCAGCAGTTGAGGCAGTACGTTGAGGCCATCAACCAGCAGCGCGCCTTGGAGATGATCGACAACTTCGTGAGCAGCGTTGGCAGGGAGAATGCGGACTTGTACGGGCCGGGCGGTCTGGCCCATATCGACAAGAAGACTCCAGAGCAAAAGCGCCGCATTCAAAGCCTGGCTGAGACAGCGGAAGTCATCATGGCCGCAAGGAGCAGGTCGGGAAGGCCGATCTCTCCGCAAGAAGCCTTGCAAAAGGCGCACGAAGTCATTCTCATGGAGTCTGGGAAGAACAGGAAGTCAAGCCAAGCCTCTCGTCGCAAGAAGCAAATGAGCCTTCGTGGGCGCAAACGGGAGCCGGTGGCGGCGCGTGTCAACGGCGCCGCCGATCCAGCAATGCAAAAAGCCTACGACGCCATTGCAAAATGGGCCGAGGAGCGGGGCGTTGACGTCACCTAGGAGAACGTAAATGGCAGGCGGCGTGAGCAACAGCGACCTGCGCGACCTCCTGACCTTGACGCTGGAGAACCTCCCCGACGACGACTTCGAAGTCGTCCTCAAGTACCGGGCCTACCCGGTCTGCAACATGATCATCCCCAAGTACCGCCGCATCAGCGACGGCGGCACTTCCTACGTCAGGTTCATCCAGTTCGAGGACTCGGGAGCCGCGTCCCAAATCAACCCGTATGAACGCACACCGATCGCGGTCAAGGACGTGCAGAACCGCATCGAGGCGCAGTGGGTCCAGACCCAGACCAACTACTCCATCTCCCGCTACGAACTCATCCGGAACATGAACAGGGCGAGGATCGTCGAACTCGTGCGATCCAAGCGCGTGGCGGCGAAGATCGCCGCGGCCAACCTCTTCGAGGAACTGGCCTGGAACACGAAGAACGAACCCACCGACAGCCGCAACCCCGACGGCTTCTTCGCGTGGATCAACTTCGTCCCCGCCGGCCAGCAGAGCAGCGGCGGATTCGTCGGCACCACGCAGTACTACCAGGACGGCTCCTCCACCACAATCGTCGGCGGAATCAACAAGTCCAACATTGCGCAGGCGCGCAACTGGGCCGCGACCTATTCCGGCGAAATGAACCTGGAGACGATCAAGCGCATGCGCCTCATGCAGCGCAACATCGGCTTCTCCTCGCCCATGAGCGTCGAGGACCTCACCGACAAGGAGTCGCCCTACAGCGCCATGCGCTGGTACATGGGCAACACCATCATCGACGAGTACGAAGGGCTCGCGGCCAGCCGTGGCGACACCTACGGCTCCGACGTGGAGCCCTTCGCGGGGATGACCGCCTTCCGGCGCATCCCCATCGTCGACACGCCCATCCTCGACTCCTTCACCGTGAAGAACGGCGCCACGACCAACACAATCAAACCGATCGCGCTGCTCAACCACAACTACCTCTACTACGTCACGGAGCAGGGCAACTGGAACGTCGAGAACGAGCCGATCACCGACCGCGAGCAGCACGACGTCTTCACCGTCTTCTACGACTGGTCGTGGACCATCTTCTGCGAGAACTTCAAGTACGCCGGCGGCGTGATCCACGAGCCTCTGTCCTGAGGCTGATTGGAGGTACACCATGGGAATCGTCCAGTACGAACAGATCGAGCCAATCACCGTCAGGGCGCACTTCACCGGGACCGACACCGTGCCGCTCGGCGGTTCGCTGTCCTACGACCACGACAACGCCGACATCGGCCTCATCTCCTTCAACGTCGAGCAGCCAAGCGCGAGCAACCTCCCGCAGTACGCCGGCGTGACCGACGCGGGCTTCACCGGCCCCAAGGTCATCAACGTCATCTGCGCCGAGTTCTGGCAGCGACGGCCCGTCAAGGTGTACAAGGCCGGCGCCAACACGACGTCTGAGCAGTTGCTCAAGCCTGTCGCCGGGTCCTACGCCATGACGCCGATCCTCAACGCAGGAGAGAAGCCGCTCGCCTTCGCCAGAGCCATCGGCAACGGCACAGCCTCCGGTGATCACGACGACTGCTGGTTCGGCAACATCCGAGCCGACGCCTTCTGAGGCAGCGCCTCCTTACGCCCCGTCCGGGCGAAAGCCCGGCGGGGAGTTTCATGTCGAACCTCACGCAGACAACGGGAAGCGGCTACACGTTGCGCGACCTGGTCCTGCGCGTCGCGGAATACCTCAACATCGCGCAGTACCCCACACGCGACGACCCAGCCGACGTGCCGCTCAACGAGCACGACCTCGACCTCTGCAAGAGGATTGTCAACGACGGACTTATGGACTTCTACATCCGCTACCCCCGCTGGAGTTTCTTCAAGCACACCATCGAACTCACCTTCGACCCGACAGGGAAGTCGGACAGGACGGTCAACGGCGACCCATCCAGGTACTGGATGCCCCACTGGTTCTCAGGCATCGTTTACCAGGACCTCTACTACGACCAGGACGGCCCCAGGACCAACGTTGTGCAGGTCAACGCGGCGCGCATCATGCAGTTGTCCTCCTCCGTCTCCCGCGCGCAGGGCGACCCCTACTTTTTCGCCGTCCGCCCTCTCGACTACGAGACCAGCAGGCAGTACGGCGGCTCCAAATATGAGTTGATCTTCTATCCCGAGCCAGAGCAGGACTTCACTGTGCGCGGCGTGGCTCGGCGCATGCCCTACCAACTCAAAGACCTCGACGAGCGCCCCATCCACAACGCCGAGCACGACATCGCCGCGCTCGCCGCGGTCATCGCCTACGCCCGCAAACACTCCGAAGGCGTGCCGGCGGACAATGACCCCGACTACATGCGTCTGCTCCAGCACGCCATCCGTATGGACCAAGAGACGGAGAACGTCTCCGTCGGCCTGATGCACGACCCGCGCGACATCCTGCGCATGGGCACGTACGAATGGGACCGCATCGGTCCGGGCGTTATCTCTTACAACGGCCTGGACATCACGGGAGCGTAACAATGGCTGAAGGAATGACCGGAGCGCTTGCTCCGTACAACGTGGTCAAGGGCATCGAACTGTCGCCCAGATCGCAGGGGCACATGGCCTCCGCAGCCGTGCCGCTCGACGCCGACAACTTCGCCTTCACCGGCGGCGTTTCGGCGCCCGCGATCGCCGCGGCGACCATCACGCCGTTCAACTCCTTCGTCTTCAACGAGACCGGCGACGACGCGACGTTCACCGTCCATCTGCCGCTCAACTACGACGACGCCAAGGACAAGTTCCGTCTTCGCGTCATCGCCAAGGCGGGGACTGCGGCGACGGGCACGATCGCCGTCTCCGCGGCGACGCTGCTCGTGCCCCCCGCCGCTTCGGCGACCTCGCTGAACCTCGCCGGCGTCTCGGCGGTCACCCTCGACGACACGACCAACGTCAAGGTCTACACCATCACAATGGACAGCCTCGGTCTCAAGCCGGGCGGCCTTCTCGGCCTGACCTTGGCCTACACCTCCAACAGTTCCTCCACCGCCGAGGTCTACGGCGTCGAGTACCTCTACTCCTCCAACATCGCCCTGACCGACACGACGCTGCGGCTGTGAGGACGGCGCATGCCGCGCAAACTCGACATCGCCTACCCAACCCTCGGGTTGGACCTTGGGGGTCCGCTGGAGCGACAACCTCCGCTGACCAGCCCTGACGCGCTCAATGCGCGACCCTACGACCCGCTGACCGAGCGGCAGCGCGGCGCGCAACGTCCCGGCGTCGTCCTAGTCGACCAGTCCGAAACAACCGACCGCGTGGACGGCCTGGACATCGAGAAGGTCGTCCGTCGTTCCTTCGGAGGGGGGTTCGAACTCTTCTTCGACGACTTCGAGTGGACGAGCGGAACGCCAAGCGCCGTCAACGACCTGGGCAACGCCACCAGCGAGTTCGTCAGCGATTCGTTCAACCCCAACTACCTGATCGGCGCAGGCGTCCGTGGGACGCTCTCCGGCGTCAACACAACACTGCACACCTGGAAGCAGTACGAGACCCACCTGCGGCCACGGAGCAACGCCTCCGGCGTCTCCGACCTCTTCGGCGCCGTCGTGGACTACGACGCGACGAACGACATTCTGGTCGTCGGGGCGCCGAGGATGGAGTGCGAGCCCGGCGGAGACGCCTGCGGGCAGGTCTACGTCTACGAGCGCGTCGGACCCAACCACGTCCTCAAGCAGCGAATCGGCCCGCCGGAGGAGGACGACGGACCCATCGGCTTCGGAACCGCCGTCGCCATCAGCGGCGACTGGCTGGCAGTCGGCGCGCCAAGGGCGCCCGGCGGCGGCGCCAGAATGGCCGGCAAGGTCTATCTCTACCTCAAGCAGGGCGGGCGATGGAGGCTCAAACAAACGCTGGTGTCGCCCATCGCGGCCAACGGCGGCATGTATGGCGCCGCCATCGACATGCTCGGCGGCATCCTCGTCGTCACCGAGCCAAAATCGCGGTCGGCGACGATCATCGCCGGAAGGGGGCACGTCTACCTCCTCGGCGACCAGACGTGGACCTACTCACAACTCCTCGGCGGCTCAGGCGACAACATGTGGGGCAACGACCTCGAACTGCACTTCGATGGATCGAACACCTGGCTTGTCGTCGGCGAGCCCGGGCCGTACACCCTCACACCGTTCGCGGCGCTCGACGCCACCTTCCCCGGCAAGGTGTACATCTACCAACTCTCCGGCACAACGTTCGGAGCGCCGACAATCCTTGACGGCGTCACCCATGTGGCCGGAACATACAAAGGCAACGGGTCGCTCTTCGGCTTCTCCGTCTCCATGCACCATCCGCGCATCTGCGTCGGCGCGCCCCTGGCCTTCAGCGGCGCCAACGTGTGGGGCGCCGCCAACTTCTTCGCACTGGTCGCCAGCGTGTGGACCTACGAGGATCAGGTCACCACAGGATCGACGAC